ACCGATCCTTTGGCGCCAGCAGCAGCATTACCGGCCCAGGTTCCATTGGTGTTCCAGGCAGTGAATGTAACTGAGAATTGTCCACCAGATACATTGCTATAGATTTTTGTAGGGTTCTGTGTAGAGGCTGTGGTGCTATCACCAAAGTCCCACAAGAAGTTAGTGGCTGTGCCTACATAGGTTCCTGTGAATGCCACGCTCAATGGGCTAGGACCGGATGTCACATTGGCCACAAGATTGGCCTGACCAACAAAGGTTCCTTTGGCAATATTCAATGCTACCTGGTTAAGGTCATCTACGCTGTCTGTGACAAAGGTAGCAGTTGTCCAGCCATCGTATGCTACAGTGTTACCGGCAAGATTGCCGTCGGTTGGTGTACCTAGCGGTATCGCATTACCAATTACATTGCCAGCAACATTGCCAACTACAGTATCAACATAAAGTTTTGTGGCAGCATCTGCATTGGCAGTGGGCGTGGCAAGATTGGTTATCTTAACATTACCCACGGTGATATTACCGACGCTAGGCAATAAAATGTTACCAGAAATAATGTTGCCACCAGTGATATTGCCAGTGGCACTTACAAGTCCTCCAGTTAGAACATTACCACCTGTAATGTTGGCCGTGGCTGAAATCAAGCCACCGGTTAAAATATTACCTGCTGTAGCATTACCTGTGGCACTGACTATTCCGCCAGTTTTGATGTTGCCGCTTAATATATTTCCTGCAACTTCGAGTGCCACCGTTGGTGTGCTTGTGTTTATGCCTACACGATTATTGCTAACATCCAAATATAGTAAATCGGTATCAACTGCTAGATCAACGCCATCTCTTTCAAGATTGCTTTTGAGCATTTGACCCGCAACGCGACTAATAGCCATAGATTATCCTGTGATCAGATATTTATCAGGTTGTATGGATGACGTTGATAGGTATTCCCGAGGGCGGTGCGCTGGTAAAAGTGATGTCGAAACCACCATCGACTGTGTAACTTGTGGTGGCCACCTGGTAAATTGAGCCCACAAACACTATGATTTGCTCTGCGTTGCTTTCGACAATACTCATGGTAAACACCGTGGTCGAGCCATCGCCGGTAAAATCATCCACAGTGTAGGCTACAGAACCTCCACTTAGACTTACATAAGCAGTGCCGTTAAAGTACTCCACAAATCCCGAATCTGTGTTGTAGCGAATGAGGCCAAACACCGGTGAATCAGGACGATTGGCCGACGACCCGGTGGGCAGGACCACTCCAGTGCTGCCCGATTGCAGTCGGCGATTTTTTACAAAATATCCCATTAAATTGTGGTATATGTTGTGACAGTTGTAATAGCCGAATTAGCGTTGCAATTAACCTGAACGCTGTCACCATTTCCCAATAATAATTTTTCAGCGGCTTGATATAGTTGATATGTGTCACCTGCTGTTATTAATAAATTTGCTATGATAACATTGGTATTACCGGCCGTACCACTACTGGGTACCACAAATACGTTGGCTGTTACGTTGGAGCCTGAATAATTACACAAACTTAAAAAGGTAATGGCACTGTTGCCTGAACTGGCATAGGCTACATTTCCTGCGGATGTTATGTTGGCTACTGCGAGAGTCATGTTTATTCCTTAAAATATAATTCCAAATACAATGGCCTTGCTCTTGCTGACCAATTCGTCGTCAACACTGGCACTGACCACATAAAGTCCTGTTCCACCCGACCCTACGGCCTTGTTGTACACTACCACCGAATTACTCACCGTGGCCGGAGTTGTTCCTATATTACCAAATGCTTCGTGCCCTTGTATGGTCAATTTGTTGGTGGCTTTATCAAATGCCAAGTTGGCTGTGCCGCCAAACGAACCACCGTCGTTGAACTGAACGTTGGTGTTGGAGCCGGCTACTGTGGCGTTGCCTGTGGCAATATTGGCATAGCTAGTAACCGGTGCGCCATTGCTGTAAACACTGCTGCTAATTTGCCAGGCATTGGCTGTAGAGTTAAATCTGATTCCGGCAAAATGAGTGAGATTGGCCTGGGCCAGCAAGCCCATGCTGGTAATAGTGCCAGTATTATTGGCTGCAACCGTGATAAAATCGTCCACAGTTGTCAAGTTACCTGTATATGTCAAGTTACCATTAAACACTGTGTTGGCATAATTAACCGTGAAAATACCCAGGCCATCGTTGCCTGTGATAGTATAATCTCCGCTGGTATTCTTGTAAGTGGTCATTTATAGATCCTTTGGATTATTTATGCGGTCTAAGAATATGGCTAAATCTAGGTGTTCCAAATTTTTGATGTTTTCCAATTCGGTAATTCTGGCTGTGGTTGCGCCGCATACTCTAAAAAAGTGCGTTTGCTGAGAATCTTCACAGATTTTGCGTAGTTGCTTGACCCAATTCCCGGTAAAGGTTGGAGCAGCTGTGGTGGGTTTGTAAAATTCTGTGCCTGCGTAGATGTTGTTAAAACTGTTGTTTTCCGCAGGCCCCATGTCAAACCCCACCAGATAAATCCTATGGTGTTGATCTTGCACTGCTATGCCAACAGCATTGGGTCCAGAACTGTAGCCGTGATAAGTTGTGGGTACTCGTCGTGCTCCTGAGTCCGGTAAAGGCTTGCGAGTATAAAAACAGTTTTTTTTGGAATAACCCGAATGTTGTATGGCTTCAGCAATGGGGCGATCGGTGGCCACCAGAACATCTGGGGTAAATTCTCTGTACAAGGCATTACACCCGTAGATCATGCCACAGTTTTTTACATGGGCTAGATTGATGTGTTGTCGGCTGCGTCCGTTACCCAGGACAAATGCTATGGTCATAAAAAATCCTCACAGTACTTATCTGTGAGGATTTTGGTCTGGAACAAATACTACTATGACGTGTAGTTTTCTACAATTGCCAAGTCCAGGGTACCAGCAGCGTTTTGGCTGCCTAATGCCCAGGTGTCAACCTCGGCACCGGATTTGGCTTCTGTGCCTTCGTCAGTGAAGAAGTTGGCATCCAAGACCACGTTGTTAACAACCTGTGTAGCCGACCAAACATCACCAGTACTGGCATTGCCGCCTGTTTCACCACCGGCAAAATTCTGGATGAATCTGTTGGTGATTTTACTGATGGCCACTTCTGTGGAATCGCCAAAGAAGTAACTGATGCTCATGTTGCCAGCTGAAGGTGTTAGATCGCTGGTTAATACACATTGACCAACTTCTTGTGCTGTACCTGTAGTACCCGAATCTGCGGCCGCTGTAGGTGTGAATATGGTGCCAATGGCTGCTGTAGCCGAAGATGCTAGACCCATGGCAGCCCAGTTGGTATCGCCTACTACTGTGATGCGCAAGGCCACACCGGCCACTGCGTTGACAGGATCAATGGAAGCTGTGGTAGCTACCAAGAACTTGTGTGCGCCTTTTTGGCGTAGAATCACACCAGCTGCTTGACCGCTATAACTGCTGGTAATGTTTACTTCACATTTGACCACAGGATACACAGCACTGACTCCGCCGCCACGCACACCACCGACTACACCTAGCCAGGCTGGATTTGTGCCTACTGGGGGTGTTGGCGCTGTCAACTGACTGAATGGTGGATATGCTTGATCTATTGGAGTAGATGTTGATGCATTGTATTTTTGAATCTTAAGAGGACGTCCCATTTTGTTTTCTCCTTAAAGAAGTCCGATGCGAGTTCTAGTCGCTACGCGGTAGGGCTTAATCTTCCGCATAAAACCCCGTATTGGGTTGACAAGTATTTAGCACCATCGAAATAAATCCTGCTGTACTAACCCAATTAAATAGAATCATATGACCACTGAACAATTGATTGACCAAGGCAACGTGTGCCGCGAAGAGAACCGCCCGGCCCAGGCACTGGCCTACTATGCCCAGGCATTTACCCAGGATCCTGACAGTTTTAGTGCGCACAACAACTATGGCAATGTACTGCGTGAACTGGGGCGCCCAGATCGTGCTATTCCTTACATAGAAACAGCGTTAAAAATTATTCCAGACCAACCCACTGCCAACTTTAACTTGGCCGTGGCCTACTTGCTATCCGGTGACTATGCCCGTGGGTGGCCGCAGTACGAATGGCGCTGGCGCTTTGAACATCTTGACGGGCAGTTACCCAAACATACCCAGCCTCGCTGGGCCGGCGAAGATCTTAAAGATCGAACTATCTTGGTGGTAGGTGAGCAGGGGCACGGAGACAACATTCAATTTTTTAGATTTTTAAGCGATTTAGATTCTCGGGGCGCACGGATAATCCTACAAGTGACTGCCACCGTGGTTCCGTTGTTTCAAAATCCTCGTATACAGGTGATCAGTTTCGACGACCCTGTGCCAGAGTTTGACTACTGGTCGCCCATCATGAGCCTTCCGGGGATCCTAAACGTCACGCTTGAAACCTTGCCAAATATTCTGCATTATCTGGTGGCCAATCCGGTGTTGTGCCGGACCTGGCAAGAACGCCTAGGTTTAAAGAAGCGACTGCGTGTGGGCTTCTGCTGGTCGGGTCGTAGAGATACCTGGATAAATCGTCACAAAGGCATGCCGTTTGAAATCATGCTAGATCTCGTCCGGAAGAATCCTGACTATGAGTGGATTAACCTGCAGGCCGACTGTACCGAAGAAGAAAGTGCTGCCCTGAGTGTTGCCGGGGTGACTTGTTTTCCTGGACTAATTCACAACTTTGCCGATACTGCAGCCTTGGTACATCACCTAGACGTGGTCTTAAGCGTGGACACTGCTGTGGCACACCTGGCCGGGGCCATGGGTCGTCCTACCTGGATCATGTTGAATTGGTTTGGGCTTGACTGGCGCTGGTTGTTGAATAGAGATGATACACCGTGGTATCCCAGTGCTAGACTATTCCGTCAACCTGCAATGGCGGACTGGCGTTCGGTAACAGATAAAATCCATCAATACTTGACTTGGTTTAAGATTTAGAGTTTAGAGATTTTTACAGTTTATGCCGTGCCAGCGAGCGTAACCGTTGACTGCTACCAGTTGATCGCAGTGTGGGCACAGTTTTTTCTCACGTTTCTTACCCGTAGTTGCTTCTATTTTTTTTCTAATAGTTTCTTCACTTTGCTTACGACCTGTAGCTTTAGCAGACATTTTAGCAAGTGTTTCTTGTGAATGAGTTTTTCCCCACATGTTATTATTTTTACCTTGTTTAGCCGCAGATAGTTTAGCTCGGTGTTCTTCTGTTATAGGTGGTTTCTTCTTGCCGGTCGTTGCTTTTTTAAGTTTTTTAATCTGTTCTGGTGTTAGTTTTTTGCCTAGATTTTTTTGACGTATTTTATCTTTGGTTTCTTGTGTATGATGTTTACCGTACATTCCGTTTCCTACACCGGTAAATTGTTTGCTTTGCAATTCTGCATATTCTTGTTTGATATTTTCATATACTCTTGCAGTAATTTTTGTATTATATCTTTGTTGGCCTTGCTTTTCAGCTCGCATCATTCTAAGTGCATTCAGCATTTTATGATGTTCTTGTCCTGTAGTCATTTTAACCAACAACCAATGACATACAAAATGTTCTCTGGCGGTAAGGTTCACTAGATTATCTGCGTCATCTCCACCACCCAAACTGCGTGGTACTATGTGATGACTTTCTGTGTAGGTTTCTAAAAGACGATTTTTGGCTTGGTCTGTAATGTTTGCGTACCATTGTTTATATTTGTTCATATGTTTATTTATGTTCGTTACTTCAATAATAGCATATTTAGATACAATAGTCAACAAAAAAGCCCCTTGCGGAGCTTTTTTGATTTTTTACTACAAGTACAAAAAATCTTGTACAAAAAATATCGTTCTGGATTAAGAGAATGATAAGTTTTGGACGGCGATTTCCCCCACGTAGTCAGCAGCGTTACCAAAACTTGATGCAGTATTGGTGAGCTCCACGAATCCGTAGCGAGTCATGAAACTAACTACTGGTTCGAATGTTGATGGATCAAGAACAACACCACTACTCATCAAAGGAATGTAAGGGCAATAGAACGCAGCTGCATCAGCTTCGCTTGTACCTTTATATCCAACTAATACAGAGGCTGTATCACTTGCATAGCTGTTTACAAACACACGCATTGCGCCGTTCAATGTACCAACAAACTTGGTGTTTGTAGGAGCTTCGAAAGTGCCTTCTGTTGTGCGAGCAAAAGCTGATGTTGTAGCTGACTGCAATACTGTCAATGTAGCTGGACTAACAACGGCCCAGTTACCAGCGCCACGACGTGTACGCTGAGCGATCAAGTTAGCAACACGATTGATAAGAACAGCTAAAGCAGCGTGTTCGTCACCAACGAATGTAGCAGTACCAGATACAGTAGCTTGGTTGTATGTGAACTCAGTAGCAGCCAAAGTTGACAAGGATAAAAGAATCTCTTGATCAATTTCAGCTGTGATTTCTTGAGCCAATGCAGCCATGATTTCTGCTTCAACGTCAATACCATGCATGGCTTGTGCGTCTTGTGCAGATTCAAATGTCCAACGAGCTTGTAACTTGCGTGTTTTTGCTTCAACAGCTTGTTTCAAGATCTGTACAGAAATTTGCTTACCGCCATTACCTTCCATTGTAGCTGTATTATTACCAGTATAGCCAGTAGCTGTACTAGTATTTTGTGGCACTGTGGAGTACGCTGTAGCAATGGTAAATGGGCTTAGAGCTTCTTGACCAGCTGTTACAGAAGTTGCGGCTGCTGAGCTGTCTGTTAAGGACTGT